GAATTTTCTTGCACGAATCTATAGTCCAAATGTGTGGACAGGCGGCTTAGATTCTTGCACGGATATCCGACGTGCCCTTGCCAAGTTGCATACGTCAACCAATCTTACAGTCCCGGCCGAGACCAAACTGTTTGAAAAGTGTTTTGCTCTATCACTATCAGATCTTAACACACCCATTTTGGGCCAGATTTCTCGCCGCGCTCTCGAACTGCGCGGAAATCTGGTCTTCACAAATCTTTTGCAGAGATGGATGCCAGACTGGCAGAAAGTAGATGAACAATACCCTAATGCAAATGATATGAACTGGATGAATGACCTCCTAACCGTGCAAGGGTTGGATGGCTTTCGTCTCATTGATTTTCAGACGTGGTTAACAAGAACCACTTCGCTCACGGACTTGCTTCATTCTCCGGAGTTTATTGAGAGACCACCAATTGTTGTTCCCCCCACGAAAACAGTTGAAATTAACGGCGAGCTACATGTACCAGCTAACGTTAAACCAGTTACACAGCCCGCGGCAGCAAGCGCGGAAGGAGACATGGAAGCGGCAATCGCGAATTACAAGAAAAAGGGTGGACGCACCCAACATAATTTCCCCAAGATTCACGTCGATCAAAGCCAAACTAGTGCAACAGCAGCACCTACCACTACGCTATCATCAGAAGATGGCCCAATCTCAAACAAATCCTCCACCAGTAGCTCCCAACCAGGAGTTCTGGAACGCGATGCTCGAACAAGAAGCTCGATGTCTGCTAAACCGGACAAAGCGACTCGCCCTCATACGCGCCGAAGCCGTCCAACGGGACAGCGAAAGCGATCGCCCCAATAAAATTTCACATCAACAAATTGTAGATTTACTTAGAGTAGAAATGTTGAAGTGCAGTGGATTTTGTGGCGAGTGTGATTGGCGTGATAAATATAGTGATATGTTTCGAGATAGTTTAGAGGATTCCGAAAAACTCGATAGTGTGCCTGAAGCAACTGCACCCCCGGACTTGACTCGTTATGGAATAGAGCCAAATCCGGGCCCTGCCAAAATGGCACCTAAGAGCAAATCGAAGAAAGCAACCAAACCTAAAGCTACTAACAAGCTTAACATCATGCACAATGTAAAACCTGGCTCCAGAGCTATCCGCGGAAGAGGCGGGTTCTTTGAAGACGCAGGCTCCTGGTTAGGAAAGAAGGCTGGCTCATGGCTAGCTAAAATAACCGGAGTAGGTGATTACAAAGTGACATCGAATACTATTTCCCACCCGAATGACCCGCCAATCTTATCAAATACGGCGGGTGCCACTAGAGTTCAGCACAGAGAATTCATTACGGACATTTCGGGCTCATTGGGCTTCACTGTGAGGAGATACCCTATCAATCCAGGATTAGTCGACACTTTTCCTTGGTTGGCTTCGGTCTCCGCGGCGTTTGAACAGTACCGTATGCACGGCATGGTCTTCGAATTCAAATCCACCTCAGCAGTGGCATTGAACTCGACGAACACAGCCTTGGGTACTGTGATAATGGCAACCGAGTACAATCCTTTGCTCGCAAGCTTTCAAAGTAAGCGCGAGATGGAAAATCACGTATACTCATCGAGTTCACCACCTTCAGCAAGTGCTATGCACCCGATTGAATGTGCACGTGATGCATCAGTATTATCAAATCTATATGTTAGAAATGTTGCTCCAGTAACGAACAACGACATTAGATTTGCCGATATTGGTGCCTTCCAGTTGGCAACCACCGGTATGCAAGCCGTAAACGTCATTGGCGAACTGTGGGTGACATATGATATCGAGCTGATCAAGCCCAAGATGCCCGATTCATTTGTTACCACTCCTGTCACACATTATGCCTATGATGCAACACTTTATCCAACAGCGACGGCTCCAACTGCTGCGTCACTGTTTGGCACCCTAACCGCGCAAAAGTACGCAACGCGTGGTTTGGGAATCACCAACGTTAGATTGGAAACTAACACCATCACCTTCTTGACTTCTGGGACATACATGTTATTGTTCAATTTCAATGGTGGTGCTGCCGCCGCCGGCATGCTCAACAATTGGACAGCAGGCGGGGCAGTGACTGTTACTAACGTTTGGTGTGACAATACAACAACATCAACCTTTCAAGCCCAGGGTGCCCAGAGCGCCCTCGTGGGTCAAACAGCAATAATGTATGCACTAACATGTACGGTAGTAGTTGACGGAGTCACAGCGGCAACGCTTGTGAACGCCGGCTCAATTTTGCCAACATCAGTAGTTGCAGCAAACTTGTTTGTAATTGGATTGCCACCTGGTTTCACCACAACACAAGAACCATCGGATGATGAACGTTATCGCCGTATCGCAGAACAGCTTCGCAGGCTTGAACTCCGATACTCGCTCGATGATGGGGAATTCGATGATTCCAAAGTTGGACACCAGGTCACTGATGCCACTCCCGCGCGTACTGCGGGCATCTTAGCCACCCTTGCTCAAAGCATTGGCGCTGCTTAGATGCACTTTATCCGTCTCCACAGACGAAGAACTAGCTCACAGTTTAATGAGCACGACACCTGATGTACCTTTGCCTAACAAAGGCTGCACTTTCTGCAGTAATATGAAAGTTGATTTAAAAGTCGATTCAACGCCATCCAAGAGCGGTAGTC